ACCAACCACCAAGTGGAGCCACTATCGCTAAGATCCTCGTCCACCAAGTGCCAAGCCGTGTAGAGGCATGCTAAAAACGCGAACTAAAACGCGAGGTAAATCGCTTCCATTCTCTACAAGCGTGACAACTTAAAGTTGTACGAAGTATCCGACGAGATAGTGCGGATAGTGAAAGTGGGTGGGTTGTTGTCGACGGCGACGAATTATCTGAGAGACGCCCGCCCATCTTATAGTTGATTCCTCTAGTAACACGCTAGAACAATCTTCTCCATAATGTTCCGAAATTCTAAATCACTGATTGGAGATTGATTGTAGTCATTGGCGATCTACGTGAGGATAGTAGAAGCCTTCGTCCCGGGGTTGTCTTTGTGCACAGCTTTAAGGTAACCCGAGATGAAAGCGGCCTGCATATCAGGCATAGAGGCAGCGGCAGTGTATACTACTTTGCGCTTATTCTTGAAGGCCTCTATTGAGCACACGTCATAGAAGAGCGTATACCAACCAGTGTGGTACATATACGCTGCATCAGCGTAATCAATGATCTAGTGTGCGTAAACGTTACCAGCAGAACGCGTTTTCATAGCAAGTTGAGCTGGAACTAGACCGAAGTCCTTACATTGTCTGGTGCGAATTGAAGGTGTGACAATGTATTCGCCTTCACCCAAAGGCAGAACATACCGACCAGGTTGGTTCTCAAAAAGACCGCCTGTAGTATAAACCTAGTCGAATTCGGTATCGTGCATGATTTAACCCCTCATGATGTCCGGAGTATAACCAGCGTCAAAATAGTAATGACTGTCGAAGAAGAAATAATGACGGGTGAAATCTTCTTGACGATAAATCGCTACTAGAGTTCGCAAAAGCTTAAAGACCTTCAGATTGATATGGCGGTCGACGACTTACCCATTAACGAACTCACGTGCGTATACCATCCACTGTATTGCATCCTAAACGGGGGAACAGAATTGGTAATACAGGGACGAATGATCAAAATGACCCTAGATGCCACCGTGTTTAAAGAAACCCAAGACTCTGTGGGCGTAATCGAGATCAGCGGTGAAACACTAGAGGACGTCAGAAAGCTCGTACCAGTTTACGGCTGTGGCTACTCCATTGATCTGCGCGCGCATTGCGAAAATAGCATGGTTGTGTCTTAAGCCGGTTCTAACATCTTAGAGTTTCGATTTGTGATAGATTACTATCATACTAGGTTCGTGAAACTCGTATTGTTGATCCCGACGACCAGATTCAATCCAGTACTATTCGTCGTATGCATTATTATCCGGGCGAACAGCATGCATCACAATGGGGTAAAAATGAGTTGGTTCACTAATCGAATTCTGTACACGTTTCGTGTCTTCGATTAGCTTATCGCAACCAGAGTATCTGGGATTCTGGAGTATCGCGTCGCACGCTCTGGAAGCAGTAAGAAAGAGATCACCATCGATTTCATATCTACCATCGCGGATAAAAGAACAAATGCGAATAAATTCATCAATGTTCTGATCTCTTCGTTGATTGGGATTAAAACCAATCTCCCGATAAAATTCCTCTCGTGAATGTAACTTCGGCAGCTTGTATTAAGGTAAGCATTTTTAAAGTGTGCTCACAAGCGACACGAATTTGCTGCCAACGTCAACCAACTCAACGACCTTGGCTTATCGGGTTAAAAGGAACCAACGAGTGTTGTTATTGTTCCTCATAAGGTTGCGATCAACTAAGAAGACGCTATCCTATGGGGTAACAACCTCGGGTTGATATCGTTAACGCCCCTACCCCGGGTTTACGGCAGGCGGTAGGACTTATGGGCCATTACGATAAAGCATCAACGCATCCTGTCGGACAGTTCTTTACAAATTCTTGAAGAAACGCGCGATGCATTGAGCTTGGCAATGGTTTTGAACATAACGAAGAAAACCATGCGAGGAGCCATTCCAGGTGTCCTTGTTCAGATTCGTATTAACTGGTATCTGATACAAGTTGAGGAAATGTAGTGCAGGGGCAGGAAAGGCGGTGCCCTTTTGCGATGGCACGATGGATATTAAGCCATTCTAACCACTCTTAACAACAAAATTGGGGCAGTGCTACTCACTGTGCGTGGAGTTGTATAGAGTGGGTGCCCTTTCTGAATGCAGGGTCACAACGAGCTCGGTGTTAAGGTCGTGTAAAGCTCGGTTGTGGATGAGTCTCCTACGGACCACCCCGTCTGATTCACAGAATCGGCCAGTCTTCCCTGAGTTCTCGAATGTTTGGAAGGCTGTGACCTCTTACATGTGCTCCAGATCAAGCTGTTCCTTAAGGATTTCACCACTAGCAATTTGTGTGTGATCCCTGGAAAAGTTTTGAAGGATAGTGGCGTGTTGGCGCGATCCTCTAATGAGTGCATCCTTGTAGTGCCAAACTACGCTATTTTCTATCTCAATAGGTTCCACAAGTTTTGTCTTCTTCTTCTTAAATAACCCCGGATATAAAGCTGGCGTCAACGAGGCGTATAAAAGGTAAGAAGCCTGACAACAAATGAGATCCTTATGTTGATAGTGAGGGTATTCCTTATCCTTCTGTTTCAATTTGAACTCAACCACCAATTGAGCAAAGAAAAGAGCGTGGCATTCGCTGCAAGCTGTGTTGGGTGGATAGCTTTCATAAGCATGCCTGGGGACCACCTTCAAGTAATACTAGCGAGCCGCAATCTATTTCGCAGTGAGTTCTTTTTATACGAGGGTGTCTTTGGTCTTAGGAGCCCTCTTAACTGGCTTGGTTAATCTAGTAATAGTAACTAGATCACGCGTCTCATCCAAGCCGACGAAGACGGACTGTAATATCTACTTGTATACAGTCGTTCGCTCTTCGCTTTATTTCTCATCCTCGACCTCTTCGATGTGATTATAGTATGCTGCCACGAGGTCTTTGAGGAAATCGCTATTGCGATATGCTGTGCGTTAGTTCCTCCTATCAAAAACAACCCAAGTGTGAGCTTCTGACACAATGAGTGAATAATGAGTTTCGAAAGCGCCTTGGAGACAGAGGTCTTTCAGAGAGTGGGAGGAACAGGTTGCGTAGAATTAGCTCGTGGTATACAGCTTAACCCCGAACTTATGAGCGAGGATCTGAGCCTCGTTAACGTTGAGGCCACCACCTCACGAGCCTTTAATTCTCAAAGAATAGTCGTTTAACATGGCGACGAGATCAACGACTAAGCCTCGGAAGTCGGGCCGGTAGGCAAGGCCTGTGGCATGTAGAATGCCATGCATAACACAGCAACCATCCGGCATGGACATGAAAGATAGATGGTTTGCGCTGTCGTAAATTGTAAGAGTTGACTTCTTAAGCGCCTTAGGACGGTGATCGTATGAGTAGTCTCCATACTGCTGGTCACCGAAATAGTAAGTCAACTCGCCGAGAAGGTCAAGTTACAACATGAAGGCGTTGTAGGTGCTGAGATTAAGACCTTAAAACTCGGAAATGGAGCGGTTCTTCGTAGGATCGTGGCACTTGTGCTCCTCAAGTGGCACCGTCTTGTCTGGTACGCTATCGTGTGTAGCGGGTGGTTTTGTCTTTCCATCTTTGGATCATCTACCCTGTATGTCAGCGTCTTGTCCCAACATTGAGTCAAGTGAGACGTCCCATGATGGGAATAAAGTGGCATCATTTTGATTGTCAAGAGGTTAGGCGGCAGTTTATGCTAATGAGCTTTCGCTAACCTGGCAATCTTCGCTATCAAGGTCCCGAGAGTCTTGATGCATGATGCTAATGGAATCGTGTTACGACGGCCATGACGACTCAGAAGCTAATGGCTCTTCGACGCTGAGAATCGCTTCATGGTCAATGGGCG